CTATGCAACCGTCGTTCCGATCGGAGAATAATGTCAGACACTTTTGATATTTATAGGGAAGAAGCGGCGCTGATCTTGTTTATCGATCGAGAGAATATCCGTCAGATTCTTTCGCGCTGCGATGATCAGCGGAAGATCGAGATCCGGAACAAGATTCAGAACTTCGTCTATCTTGTTAATGGACGCGAAGCGATCGTCGGAACAACGCTCAGGAACAGAGCGGAGCGTCTGATTGAAGCGATTGACTCGACAATAACAGCGGAGCGATCTCCGGGAGCGGGGGAATAGTGTCGCGGATGCTTCTCGACGGGGATCTTTTGGCTCAGTGGAATCCAACTCCATCTGGCGGCGGCGGGAACTATCTTCTGTTGAACGATCTCACAGATTCGAAGAGAGTCTCGACTCTCGTCATGTCAACAGTGGATCGCTATTCTTGTGAAGATCTCGACGCGATCGTCGGAGATAACTTCATCTCAGAGATTCACGGATACATTCGACAATATCAGCGTATTTTATTCGGAGCGGGCTGGATCGGATGGCAGCTCTCTATTGGGGTGACTGGAGATCTGACACGGTTTCTGAATATCTCTAGCTCCGGATCGAGCGACGAGTTCGTCGCTTATGATACACCGTTCGACGTGACTGGACTCTCGATCTCTCCCATTGAGCGGAGAGACATGACAGTCCGTCTTTTGTCTATCGGGGGAGCGTGGACATTCGGGACGGGATTCGAAGCGATCTCTGTGATCTATTTCGAAGTGACATATATCGACGTCGAGACAAAAAAGATCAGGGGAAGAGCAGCCGTCAGAATCATCGACGGAGTGTCGCACGTCGAAGAGATCTCCGGGAGATCCCGGATCAGATCGATCACTGGCGGCTCTCCGATCCCGACGATCTCGGGACGTTCGAGAGTGAGGGAGATCTAATGACTCGGGGGATCGCGAAAGTGACGGAAGTCATCGAGTGTAATGACGTCACAGTCGAGCAGCTCCGGAAAGCGTTCGACGATCTTCCGGAGACAAGTCCCCCGATTAAGGCGCTGTTATGCGTCGTTCCTTTTTGTGGACGTGAAGCGGCTCCCGGACTCCGCGTCTGTCGTCTTCATCGAATCAACGGGGAATGGGATCTCGACGAAGCGGAGACAGAATGATCGGAACTCAGAAGATCCCGAAGAACGTGAAGCGGCTCTCCGACGTCGAACAAGCGAGAGCGCTCCGAGTGTTCTTCGACTCGGACGGGGACATCAAAGAGACATATCGAGCGCTCAAGAAGAAAGTGACGCTCCGGACGCTGAAGTTCTACCACAAAGCGGGGAAGTGGGATCTCTTGAGGGCGGAGCTTCAGTCGGAGATCTTCCGCGAAGTTCTGCTCGATGCGAAGCAGAAGCGGCTCTCTGATCTCGCGGATCTCGCAGCGGCGAAAGCGCGAGCGAAGACGCTGATCGATTTCGCTCCCGTCAAGACGTTCGGAGAAGCGACGAAAGCTCTGATCGACATCATTCGAGTCGAGCGGGAGATCATCGGGAACACTGACGGGGCGGACGCTGACGTCGTTCCGTCGATTCTCGAACATCTGACGAACTCAATCAAGACGGACATGAAAGCGAACGGGAACGGGAACGGAAAGAACGGGAATGATCACAGCTCAGACGACAGCGTCTCGGGGGAGATCGGAGACGACGATCCCTTCGATATTCGCGGGGCGGGATCTCAATAAGTCAGAGAGAGCGGAAGCGGAACATCGTCTCTCGCGGATCTCGACGTTCATCGCGTCCGCGTTCCCGGACGAAGCTCCGTTCGACTTTCAAAGAGCTTATTACGATGATCATTCAACTCGCTGGCTATGGATCGAAGCAGCTCGACAAGTCGGGAAGTCATCGATGTCAGCTCGGAAGGGGACGATGAAAGCGCTCGCGATCCCGCGATATAAGCATATCTGGTGTTCTTACACTCTCGACGATTGCAAAGAGAAGATCGAATATGCTTCCGAACTCTATGACAATCTTCGCGAGTTCAAAGAGTTCAGACATCTCCCCGAGCGGCTCCCCGTCGAGAACAGACTCGAACTCAAGTTCGCGAATGGATCTCGTCTGATCTCCGTCTTCATTCCACGCGGGAAGTCGAAAGCAGATATCACGCTCGACGAGTTCGCTCACGTCGGGAATCCCCGGAAGATCTGGAGAGCAGCTCTCCCGATCATGATTCATCCCGGAACACAGTTCGCTTGTATGTCAACTCCGACTCATTCGGGGACGATGTTCGCTCGGATCGGACGTCGTGAGGGTGGGAAGTTCAAGAAGTTCCGTCGAGCGCGGCTCTTTTGGTGGGATTGCCCGATTCACTGTCGCGACGTCGGAGCAGCTCGGAAGCTCGCTCCGACTATGTCACCGGAAGACAGAGTCAGAGCGTTCGGGACGGAAGCGCTGATCGATGAGTTCGAGAACAACTTTCTCGAAGACTTCCAACAGGAGTTCGAACTCGTCGAGATCGATGACGAGCTGTCGCTTCTGTCGTGGGATCTGATCTTGAAGACGACTCCGTCGGGGGATGACGAGCTGTCGATCGCGGAGAGCTTGAAGGATCTCAAGACGATCGCGAACGGACGTCAGCTCTTCGCGGGGTTCGACGTCGGACGGAGAAAAGACGTCTCCGATCTCTCCGTCTTCTGTCTCGAAGGGGGAAGACTGATCGAGCGCTATCATCTCAAGATGAAGCGGACTCCGTTCGATGAACAAGAAGCTGAACTCGACGCTCTCTTGTCTCTCGGGAACGTCATGTCTCTACATATCGACGAGACGGGACTCGGGATGCAGCTCGCGGAGAATCTCGTCAAGCGATGGGGATCTCGCGTCACTCCAGTCTATTTTACGAACAGAATGAAAGAACAGCTCGGATCGAATCTCCGGATGATCATGGAACAGTCGAAAGTTCTATTCAAAGCTGACATCGACGGTAACTTTCAGATGCACAGTATCAAGAAGACGATATCAGCGGCGGGGAACACGATTCTTAAAGTCGAAGACGAGAGCGAAGACTCAGAGACAGATCACCACGCGGATCGATTCTGGTCGCGAGCGCTGGCGCTGTTCGGATATACAGATGTCCGAGCGCTCGGAGTTCCCCGCGTCGGATGGATCTGAAGGGAATCAGATGAACAAGATTCAGCGAATGACACTAACAGCGGCGGAGAGAGCGTTCAGATCTCTCCCCGGATTCGTTCAGTATGGACTCGCGTCGAAGTTCGCCCAGCAGATGACGGAGCGGATTCTCGGGGGAGATCCATTCGGGGGAGACGTCGGGAACTGGGATCAGATCTTCTCTCGAAGCTATGGATCTAATCCGTGGGTTTATCTTTGCACGAAGATTATCAGTCAGAACATCGCTCAAGTCCCCGTTCAGCTTGTCGAGCGTCAGACGTCGAAGGGGGAGCTGTCGAACGTCCCGCGTCCGGATCACTTCATACAAGATCTGATCGATCGTCCGAACGCTTTCATGACTCACTTCGAACTCTTCTTTCTGACGATGGCATATCTCGAACTCACGGGGGACGCTTTTCTCTATCTCCCGAAGATCGAGTTCGGGAAGAACGTCGGGAACGCTGGAGCTATTATCTTAATGAATCCGCTCCGCGTGAAAGTGAATCCCGGAGACGGCCCGTCGGAGCCGATCGTCAAGTCATATAGTTATAGAGCCGGAGACTACGTTCAAGATCTTCCGACTGACGACGTCATTCATCTCAAATATCCGAATCCGAACGATGACTATCGGGGACAGTCCACGCTCGACGCTGCGATCGACACGCTTCAAGAAGACAAAGCAGCTCGGGAATATAACAAAGCTTTCTTCAAGAATAGCGCGATCCCGAAGGGAGCGCTGTCGTTCGATCGTCAGCTCACGACGCAAGACTACAAAAGAATCCGCTCGGAGTGGAACGCGAAGCATAAAGGAGTCGAGAACGCTCACAGAATCGCGATCTTCGAGATGGGATCGAAGTTCCAGAACATCGGACTGTCTCAAAAAGAGATGGACTTTATCTTGCAGCGGAAGCTCGGACGCGAAGAGATCGCGTCGATCTTTCAAGTTCCCCCGATTCTAGTGAATCTCTATGAACGAGCGACTTACAATAATGCGGACAAGCAGATCGCTACATTCTGGCATGAAACACTAATACCGAAGACGGAGCTGATTCGTCAGAGCTTAAATCTCAACACGTCGAAGTTCTTTCGACGGCGCTCTATGGAATCGGATCGGCTCCGCTTCCGCTTCGTTCTCTCTGACGTCTACGCTCTCCAGCAAGAAGCGCTTGAGATCGCTCAAACACAGATCAAGCTCGTCGAAAAGGGAGTCAGAACTATTAACGAAGTCCGAGCGACTGACTCTCTTCCCCCGGTCGAATGGGGTGACGTTTACTGGCGGAATCAGTCACTTATTCCCACGACGGACGCAAGTCTCGCGCTTGAGAGCGCTGGAAAGAGCAGCTCCGGGATCGTCCCTTCCCTTCCTGTGCCCTTGCCCAAAAAGATCCCGGACGCTGCTCGCTTGTCTGCTCCGATCGAAGTCGTGGATCGATTCGAAGACTGGAGACTCGGGGAGTGGAAAGCGTTCGTCATCAAAACAGATTATTTCGAGAAGTTATTCGCTGGATTCACGCGGAAGATCTTCGAAGATCATCGAGACTCGATCAAGCGTCGGCTCCGGGAGATCGGATCGAAGTCAGCGCTCGCGATCGAATATGATCCGGACGATCCGTCGTTCTCTTTCGTCTCTGCTCCGATCGGGGAGTGGGAGATCGAGAAGCGGATCGGACGAGCGTCTAGTCTTCGGGGGATCGTCGAGCGGGTGACGAAGCGAAAGCCGATCGAAGCTGACATCGAATATATCATCGGAGACTATGACTTCGCTGTCAAATATACGGACGAAGCGGCGACTCCGCTCTATGAACGGATCGTCGAAGCTGGCGGGAAGGGAGCGTTCACGATCGCGGAGATCCCCGGAGTCTTCGATCTGAACGATCCGATCGCTCAACAGACACTTCTTGACAAGAAGCAGAAGTTCGCTAGAAAGATTCACGAGACGACGTGGAAGGGACTGAAAGAAGAACTCGCGGCGGGGATGGAGCGCGGAGACTCGATTCAGCTTCTCGCTGACACTGTCGATGATTTCATGGGGGATCGGATTCTCTCGTCGAAGCACACGATCGCTCGGACGGAAGTCATCGGAGCGATGAACGGGGGACTGAATGACGGACTTGAGCAGACTGGAGTCTTCAAGACAAAGAGCTGGTCATCGGCGGGAGACGAAGCAGTCCGCGACAATCATATCACAGCGAACGGACAGACGGTCGGACTCAAAGAGAAGTTCAGCGTCGGAGCGTCGAAGCTGCGATATCCGGGAGATCCCGACGGGGAAGCGAAAGAGATCATAAACTGTCGATGCACAATCATCCCCGGAAAGAAAGAACTTTCGCGGGACGCTTAGAAAGGGAAGATCATGACTGACTATCTCAAGAAGACGATCGATGAACACTTCATCTCCCGCGACATGACTCCGGACATCCGGAGCGAGCTGGAGCAGAAGCGGGGGAAGTGGACGCTGACTGATCTTCTCAACTCGATCAGTCCGGACGATCTCGACGTCAAAGCGAAGCAGAAGATCCGGGAAGAGCTTGAGACGCGGGGACGGTTCGACGTTCACGCGATCATTAAGAAAGCGGAAGAGACGGAAGACGGGATCTTCGTGGAAGGATACGCTTCAACACGAGACATCGATCGGATGACGGAGATCATTCTCCCGAAAGCGTTCAGACGATCTCTCCGAGCGCTGAAGAGCGGGAGAGTCCATCTCATGTACGAACACGTCCCCGATCCGGTCGGAAAGATTGTCGCGGCTCGGATCGATAAAAATGGACTTTGGATCAGAGCGAAGCTGTTCGACGCTGATCCGTGGAACGTGAATCTAATGAAGGTTCGCTCCCTGTTGAACGCGGGGGGATTGAAAGCGTTCAGCGTCGGATTCATCACGATCGCGGCGGAATGGAAAACGATCGACGATGTGAGAGTCCGCGTGATCACAGATCTCGATCTTCTGGAGATCTCGCTTGTCTCGATCCCCGCGAATGTCGAAGCGATCGCGAGCGTCGGGAAGAGTCTCATGTTCGGATCTGATCTGTTCATGAAGACAGACGATCCGGATCTTCAGATCGAGAGTGATCCATCGTTCGCAGCGCTCACAGTCAAGACAGTCGAACTCGGGGAAGCGAAGTTCGTCCCCGTCGTTCATCGTCTCTCTTTGAGCGCGAAGCGGCTCGTCTTAAATACTGAAGATGAAGAGCCGTCCATCTCGTTCCGTCGGACTGCTAAATACTTAAAAGAGCTGACGGATCGGATCGATAAGGGACTCGAAGACATCGAGCGCGAACAAGTGATCGAGCGTCTTCGGGGGATCAGAAAGTCACTATCGAAAGGGAAATAAATGGGAAAAGATCAAGACACGATCGGGGGACAGCTTCTCGATGAAGTTCAGAAGCTCGCGGAATCCGTCGAAGAGAAAGTCGATTCGATGGACGAGCGAGTCTCCGTGATCGAGAAGAGTCAGACTGATTATCGGAACGACATCTCGAATCTCGCGTCTCAAGTGAAGACGTGGACAGAGACGGGAGTCCCAGTCGATCAGAAGACAGTCGAGAAAGCGATCGAAGAGATTCTCGACAAACAGTTCGCGGAACAGTACAAGCAGAGAGCAGCGCTCCCGAGTGGACAGACGAAGACAGTCATTCCGGACGTCTGGAAGTCCGGAGCGAATATCGCGGATCTCGTCGAGAACGCTTCCGCGATGGACGTCGGAGTCTCCGAGCTGCTTTCGAAGGGTTACAAGGGATTCGATCGAATGATGTCGCTTCCCCCGATGGACGAGAATCACAAGCATATTCTCAGAATGGGGACGGAAGTGAAGCTCGCGAACGAGTTCGCTCGTCACTCTTTCGCTGCGAGCGGGTCGGAATATCGCGGACTCCGCGATGCTTATCCGAAACTCGCGAAGGTTTGGGGAAAGACAGTTCTCGACTTCGTGAGAAGTTACGGGATTGAGTCGAAAGCTCACGATCTGACGACTCTCGCGAACTGGGTTCCGACGGGCTGGAGTTCAGAGCTTCGCGAGATCATTCAGCTCGAACTCACAGTCGCTTCTCTGTTCGAGCGGATTCCGATGCCTTATTCGCCGTTCGAGCTTCCGATCGATCTGACGGATGAACTCGGAGCTTTTCTCGCGGAGACGTCCGGAGTCGTGAATCCGTGGGATGATACGACATTGAACACGCTCGACGATCAGAAGACGACGTTCACAGCAAAGAAGCTGCGAGCGCGATTCTTGACGACGGGTGAAGTTCTCGAAGACTCGATCGTCCCGCTGCTTCCGCTTATGAGACGGAAGCTCGTGAATATTCTCGCTCAGTCGCTTGAGACTGCGATCATCAACGGCGCGACGGGAACTCATATCGACACGGACACGGCAGCGGGAGCCGCGACTCTTCCGCAAAAGATGTGGGATGGAATCCGGAAGTTCTGTAACGCGAACTCATTCGAGACGAGTCACGCGGGAGCAGCTCCGACAGTCGTCGGGTTGAATGGAATCCGCGCTTCGATGGGTGAATACGGAGTCAATCAGAACGAACTCGCATATCTCGTTCCGATCTCCGTCTATATCAATATTCTCGAAGACGATGACATTCACACCGTCGATAAGTTCGGACAGTTCGCGACGATCTTGTCCGGAGAGCTGGCGAAAGTCTACGGGATTCCCGTGATCGTCTCTCGTCACTCGCGGATGGATCTCGACGCGACTGGAGTGAACGGAGCTTCAGGGAACACTCTGACAGCTCTTCAGCTCGTCAATCGAAGAGCGTGGATGATCGGAGATCGTCGGCGGATCACGCTTGAGAGCGAACGTCTGATCAACACGGATCAGACGAACATCGTCGCTTTTCAGCGGATGGACTTCCAGAACGTCTTCAACTTCGGAACTCCGAAGAAGAAAGTCGCTTGGCAGCTCTACAATATCGCGAACTAAGCGAGACTAGAGCTGAAGTCCATGACACCGGGAGCGCGGCTCTGTTAGTGAGGGGGAGTCGCGCTCCCCAAAAAAAGGAACGCGGAGAGATGGGAAAATATAAGCGGATTAAAGTTGTTGAAATGGACGCAAGCGCGGTTGAGGCGAACACAGAGTCAGAAGCGATCGCGCTTCAAGTGGGGGAGGGTGCAGCGGGCTAAGTCGCGATCTATGTCG